TGATGGCGCTAATACATGAGCGAAACGAGCAGTTGACAGCGGCAGAAAAGGAAATCGAACACCTGAGGGCTGCGCTTGAGCGGACTGAGCGCCGTCTATTAGACGTATCGTGGTCGCGCCAAGAGATACTGGCCGAGCTACGCGAGGCGCTAGATAAAGGAGAAGATAAGTGAATGTATCTAAGAAGTTTAGTAAGGAAATAAATAAGGTTCTCGCTGAGCACGGTGAGTGGGCTAAGCCATCCTTTGGTAATGGCATAGCTGGTCTGATCTATGGCATCCTTCTTGTAACGGGAGTGGTGCTGTATCAGACAGCAGGTGTGTGGGCTAGCTTCGCTATGTTCCCTTCCTTCGTGTTCTTCTGGTTGTTGTGTAAGTACGACAGTACGTTAGTTTCAATCTGGAACGAGCGTGAAAAGGAACGAGTTGTTGCACAGTGGGTAGTCAAGAATTCTGACAGGATTGTAGATAGCATCTCGCAACCCCTTGATTATGCAGAGAATTTAGATGGAACTAATAAGGACGAATAATGTCTCATGTACTAGACAAGCTTAATAAGCACAGAACTAAGACAATCTCACGACGTAAGCGTGAGGAAATTGTAGCAAATAATGCAGAGATAGGTAGAGAGATACCCATTGAGGACTTAGCTTTGCCTTCATCTAACCATGCAGAAATGGTGTGGTGTGAGTTCAATACAAATGAGGAGACAGGAGTTAAACCCAAATGGCACAAGCGTAGACTGCCTGACTACAGGCCGGGGCCTGTTAAGATATACACCAAGGCTGAGATAAAGGAGTACGAAGATGGTATTAGTGTATGAATCAGAATTCCAACCTCACATAGACAGCCTTGACTTCGGTGAGTCTATTCGTATTAACCACACTAACTGTCCATCTGGTGAGGACACAAGACGCAGGCTGTACCTGCACAAGCCTACCACTCATGGTGGCAAGGTACTAGCGTACTGCCACAACTGTCAACAGGGTGCAAGCTGGCTTGGTGGAGAGAACTACCGCATCAGTACAGAGGAGAAGGATGCAGGGGGCAAGAGGATTAAGCCAATTGATCTGAGTAAGTATGAGCCCTACAACATGGACAGCACATGTCCCGGTGATGCTAAGCGGGCCTACAACATGGCCAGCACATGGCCCGGTGATGCTAAGCGAGAGCTGTTCCGATATGGTATCAATGGTAGAATGTCGCACACTATGTACGACCCCAGTACACATCGACTGGTAGTGCCAGTGTATGAGAAGATTGACTTCACTACTAATGCTACTTACAACTTAAAGGGCATACAAAAGAAAAGGTTAGTTGGTACTGGTACTAAGTACATCACTGAAATGAACAATGACTTATATGATCTGTCCTCTATCTTGATTAACAAACCCGTGCCACACAAGGACCACATTGGCGTGATAGTAGAGGATTACCTTTCTGGTCTGCGTATCATACAGTGGGCACAAGACGATTTCAATGTCAAGGTGCTAGTTAACTATGGTACTAAGGTAAACCCCGAGGCTATTAAGAATATGACTGATGTAAGCAAGCTCATAGTATGGTTGGATAATGATAGCGACCATGTGGTAGAGCAAGCTAGGACTATAGGTAGTGTTGCTAAATTGATACAGCCTAAGGATACAGAAGTGATAGTTCACCTTGACCATGACGACCCTAAGAAGGCATCATATGATACAATAAGTGGGGTGCTTTATGGATAGTGTAGACCTAGACCTGTTAACATACTGTACTGAGCGTAGTAATTGGGAAGGTATCAAGGATCTAGTTACCAAGTCCATGTGTGTTAAGGAATCATGGGCACTGATGGGTGCCTACCATGACTACTACTCTGAGTTCCCTGATACAGACAAGATAGATAAGAAGGACTTCAAGACTTGGTTTAGAATCAAGGCACACCCTGAGTACAAGAGAGAGACACATGAACTATACAACACCATCATCGAGAATGTATTTGAGAATGCGGTCCCGGAATCTTCGGGGTTCCTCTCCTCCGTCCGACAGCTTAAGAACCAAGCGTACCTTGATAAAGCATACAAGGACTTCCAATGTAGAAGTATTTCGTTGGATGAATTACAGACCCGCATCGCCAGCCTTGGGGGAGATAGTAGCAGTGACTCCGAATCCTCAGATGAAGTCATTAGTGTTCTCGACCTTGCGAGCCATGCCCGACACGGTGGGCTTTATTGGAGACTGGAAGATCTCAATAGATCTGTTGGACCAGTCAGCCAAGGGGACTTCATCGTTGTTGGTAAGAGGCCCGAGGTAGGAGGCACCTCCTTTCTATGTAGTGAGCTGACGTTCATGCTTGAGCAGCTACCCAAGACAGGTAAGGTGGTGCTGTTCAACAATGAGGAAGAGGACTGGAAGGTTAAGGGACGTATCATTAGTACTGCACTGGGTGTAGACTACCGTTCTATCATAGCCAACCCATCCAAGTACGAGGAGGAGTGGAAGGACTGGCTTGATGGCCGGGAGTTCAAGCTAATCCAAGACACTAATATGACCGTGGCTGGTATAAGAGCCAAGCTACAGAAGGAGAAACCAGATGTCATTGGTATCAACGTGCTCCTCAAAGTGGGAGGGACCGGTAAGACTGAAGACCATGACAAATTTCAGGAATTGGGTGAGAAGTTTCGACAATTCGCATCGAGTTACGCCCCAGTACTATCAATTGTACAGGCTGACCCTTCCGCCGAAGGGGAGAAGTTCATATCCCAAGATAGAATCTACAAATCTAAGACTGCGTTGCAAGGTGAGGCCGATGTCCTAGTAATGATAGGAACAGATGAGGATGTTGTTGACCATCGACGCTACATACACGTAGCTAAGAATAAGATACCACCCTCTGCCTGTACCGACACTCGTAATAAGCACATCAAGAGTGAGGTAAGGTTCGATATAGACACCGGACGTTTTGAATCCGTGAACTTTAAGAAACACAGTAGAGGTAAAGACCATGTATACAATCGTGTTTGATTGTGAGACTACCCATAAGGGCGGTCCAGATCATGACAGTCCAGAGGCACAGTACCCTAGCAATGAGGTGGTACGTGTAGGTTGGAAGGGGATAGGTTCCCCCGAAGTAAAGATCAGTAATAACTTTGATGCGTTGATAGAGGAACTAACTGAGTGTCACAGTAAGAGTGTAGATGTCACATTAGTAGCACACAATCTTAAGTTTGATCTCAAGTGGTTAAAGCGATATGATATGGGCAATGACACAGGGTTCTGTGAGTTGTGGGATACCATGACCTTTGAGTACCTTGCCACTGGGCAAGACACTAAGTTCATATCCCTTGAGGACTTGGCTGCTAAGTATGGTATTAAGGCGGAGAAGACAATGGACCTCGGTGAGTACATCGCAGCAGGTGGTAGGGTAGAGGACATACCGAAGAAGGAACTTGATGAGTACCTTACTAAGGACGTTGAGATACTTGAGCAGATCCATATGTCACAGACTAGGACAGGGCGTAGGTTCGATATGAACTACATCCACGCCTTAGCTGAGATGGAGCTGAATGGCCTTCCTATTGACAGGGATGAGACAGAACGTAGGGCTAAGGAATCTGCTGAGATATGTGATGAGTTCACTGACTTCGTTAAAGACTGTATAATGGAGAGGTGCGAGTGGCAAGATGGGACTCCCATTGAACCAAAGGACTTTGAGAAGAAGATTAAACCTACTGCTAATAGAACACTGTCATTCCTATTGACAGGTGAACCTGTTGCAGTTAGGACTACATCAGATAAGTGGACGTTCAAGTATAAGGATGGTCGGAGGTCTGAGCTAGGGGCGCGTACTATCTCTAGAATTTGGACAGAACCACCTAATCATCTTGGTTATTCAATGGATGAGAAGCACATAGCAGCGGCTATTGACGAGCCTACTAGCTATGCTACTCCAATACTAGATGATATTCCTAAGTGGAGGAAGCACGACAAGCTACTGAACACGTACTATCTGCCCTTCCTCACCATGTCACAGGAGACAGGGTGTGTACACCCGAAGCTTAACACCTGTGCTACAGCCACAGGCAGGCTGTCTAGCAGCGCGCCTAACGGACAGAACCTACCCACTGAGGCTAGGTCACTGGTCACAGCACCCGAGGGGTACAAGGTAGTAGAGCTAGACTTCTCACAGCTAGAGCTGGTAGCCTTAGCTATGATATGTAAGGACCCTGCTATGATTAAGGACCTCTCGATGGGAGAGGATATACACTACAACTCGGGCCAACGGGTAATGGGTTGGACTGACCCGAGTGAGATGAACAAGAAGGACAGGACGCTGGTTAAGAACGTGAACTTCGGTGCTGTCTATGGTGGTAAGGCACCCGGTCTGTCTAAGCAGACGGGTGTAGACAAGGACATAATCCAGAAGCTAATCAACTCCCTCTATCGCAGGTATCCGGGTATTGGTACGTGGCAGAAAGAACTGTATGAGGAAGTAGTAGAGAACATGGAGCCAGCAGGACATGACGATCATGGTGAGCAGCGTTATAAAGCAACCGTTGAGGTTGGGAAGAGACTGTATACTTTCCACGAGACTCCTAGCCCACGTTGGTTACGAGCTAGAACTGGAAGGGGTTACTCTTTCAACCCTAATCAAGTTTACAACTATCCGATCCAAGGTTTTGCAGGATGGAGTATAGTACTCCAGTTCCTGTACGCCTTGTGGTCACAGTCAGAGTTAGAGCACAAGTATATTATGACAGTACATGACAGCATAATTGTCCTTGTACCTGAGGATAGTTTAGCTTCCTTTGAGGGAAGAGTAACATATGAGCTTCAGCGCTTCTCTGAGAAGTTAGGCATACCATTCAATCTCAATGTTGATATAGATGTTGGGCAAACTTGGTCTTAATAAAGGAGGACCACAATGAAAGTAGAAGGCACAGTAGACAGTGTATATAGCAAGACAAAGAGCACTCGTTCTGGTAAGGACGTAACCATTTACTACGGTACTGTTGAGGGTACAGAAGTAAACCTTGGCTTCAAGCCCACTTGGACTGAGGGTGAGTACGTTAGTGTGGAGGTAGCAGAGAAGTATGGTGAGTACCAGATTACAGGTAAGGCAAAGCCGGGGTCAACCCCCGCGCCTAAAGCTGGGACCAAAGATGTCTCTTCTGGTTCTTTTAAACGAGGAACGTTTCCACTTGAGCCGACTGACAATCAGGTGTCCATCATCAGGCAGTCGTCTCTCAATAGGGCTGTAGATACTGCTAACTTGATGGAGAAGATGGGCCTGTTGGCAGACGACATGACTAAGGAAGAACTTGAAGAGTTGATCTTTGAGTTTGCATACAAGTACACTGACTTCGGTACTGGTCAGCGTGAGGTTAAGATGAGCAAGGACAAGGACATTAAACGTGCTATGTTGGAGGCAGTCAATGGCTAAAGTAACTGTATATACGTACTCTCTGTTCGATGAAGAAACGGTGCCCCTTGTATATGAAGGGGACGTAGAGGTTGGTATGAACCAACAGAACGCTCTTGTTGTAACTGAGAAGGTGCCTGATGTGTCGGGCAAAGGATCAGGTCAGAAGATGAAGGTGATTGCCCTTATCAACTCTGGTTCATGGAGCCATGCGGAGGTTGAATGAGTAAAGTCGAGACTCTAACGTCCGACATTTACAACCTGCTGTTGGATGAGACAGATCATCCACACAGTAATGAGCTTGCTGCCGAACACGCTATGCGTATCGGCGGCGAGTTCGCTAAGGCTTGTAAGTCTAGGACTAAGCCCAGAGAGAAGGGCAAACTATGGGCCAGTGATATTGGTAAGCCTTGTATGAGGCAGCACTGGTATAACTTTAATAGTGAAGGGACCAAGGAGGCCCTCGATGGGTATACTAAGTTCAAGTTCCTTTACGGCAACATCCTTGAAGAAGCCGCCCTCTATTTTGCAAGAGAGGCTGGACACAGTGTTTCACACCTCCAAGACTCGGTTAGTTTGGAGGTGGATGAATGGGCTGTATCGGGACGCATTGATGCTGTCATTGACCAGTCACTGTGTGACGTTAAGACAGCCAGTACCTTCTCCTTTAACAAGTACAAGAAGGAGGGATTGAACCATGCTAACGACACGTTCGGCTACCTGTGGCAACTCGGTTTTTACCGAGCATATAATGAGATCAGACCAGAGCCTGACCAATGTGGTTTCCTTTGGATTGACAAACAAAATGGACATATCCTGTACCATGACGTTACGGACGAGGTGCCTAGCCGAGAGGAAATCGAAGCTCGTATACGAGACATCATTCGTGCTGTCGAAGGGACTGAAGATTCTGCGGCCCGAGCTTATGTGCCCAAGCCTTACGGTAAGTCAGGCAACATGTCCCTCGGTGTGGAGTGCTCTTACTGCCCGTTTAAGAAAGAGTGCTGGAAGGATAGTAATGGTGGTAAAGGATTGAGGACGTTCCTCTATTCAGGTAAGCCTGTGTTCTTTACTGAGGTAACAAGAGAACCTAAAGTACTGGAGGTGTTCGATGCCTAACTATAATCCGAGTGAAGACTGGTACGAGTTTGAGTTGCCCCGAGGTGACGAGAGTGAGTACTTCCCTAACCTGTGGGTAGAAGACCTTAACCATTTGTGGGCTGTGCGCCAAGGCAAGACCACAGTAGCAGTGTACCCTAAGGATGAAGTGCCGTCTAAGTATGATGCTTGGAAGAAGGCTGCTAAACAATTAATGGAGAGGGATGATGAAGCAAAGTTCAACGGGCTGTGTGATAAGGACGCGCTTGAATCTGGGGGATGCGAGGTCGATGCTCCCGACCACTACACGGTTGGAGGGTACGAAGCTATTGACGTTATACGGTCTAAGCTACATGCAGATGAATACATCGGTTATTGCAAAGGCAACGTCCTTAAGTACCTCATGCGTGCCAACTACAAAGGACGGCACGACGTAGACTGCCACAAGGCAAGCTGGTATATGGAGGAACTGATTGATGCGCTCGAAATTCGAGAAGAGGATAGCTAAAAGACTAGATGCTTTGGGAGTTAAGTATGAGTATGAAGCTTACCAGTTCCCCTACACAGAACCACTTCGTCGTAACAGAGCGAGGTGTTCTACTTGTGGGGGGAGTGAACTGGTTAGAGATGGATGGTAC